GACAGAATCAAATGGCTAGTGATACGACATACATAAGACCATTGCAGTATGACAATGGCCTGAGACTAATGTCTGTCATACTTGGCGCAGAAGTGTGCTCTCTTGTAGGTTCTGGGTTCAATGACGATGCTCAAGTCTTCGTTTCAGTCAATGACAAGCTAGAGCAGCTTGCTGTCAGGTCAGTGACTAGAGAAGCATCTGACATAATCGTAGCAGACCCGATAACATTCACTCCACCATTCAGCATATTCGTAGTCAACCCATCTACAGATGGCGGGCAAGCTTCGAATGCTATCATATTCCAGTACGGCAATGCTAACGCTGTAGCAGATGTAGTAGTCAATGGCACTTCGGTAGTCAAGAACAATGTGGCTGTCATAAACATGACGTCTATGCTTGTCACTACCGACATGGCTAACATGATCTACGGCACAGATGCAAATGGCAAGCAGACTGTATACGACATAGCTACGCTTAAGGGCGTACAGCAGATACAAGTCGGTGGTGTAGCAGTACCGATATCTGATGGCGTAGTCAATCTTGCAAACATAGCCAAAGACAGCGAAGTGCTGCATCTGTCTAGTGCTCAGAATTCTATGTATGCTACAGATGCTAATGGCAATCAGATCATGATAGCAATATCTACTATTGCTAAGCAGACTGACGTCGATGCTCTGAATGCAGCAGTCTCTGTTCTTCAGACTAACTACGCTAAGAAGCAAGACAAAGACTCTTCTGCAGCCGATGGTGATCTTGCTGTATTCAGCAACGGTCAGACAGTGTCATCCAAGCAGAAGCTTAGTGATCTGAATGAATCTGTATCTAAGAATGCTTCAGACATAGAGAATCTGAATGCAAATCTTACAGACTATGCTAACAGGAAAGTAGACTGGAAAGCTGTAGATGAGACATCTATAACTAACTCGCCATTGTCTGCTAACGGCATAGCAATGACTACTTATGCTTTAGCTAAGGAATCTGCATTAGCTGCAGCTAACAACCAGTTCGTAAACATCTTAGCTGGAACAGACTCCACTACTTCGAACTCCACAGCTGTAGGCTCGAACATAACAGCTTCTGGCTCAGTAGCTTTCGGATCTGGAGTAAATGCTAGCAATGGAACAGCAATTGGAGACAATGCATCTGCAACTGATTCTGTAGCTATAGGAAAAGATGCTACAGCAAGTCAGAATTCTGTAGCTATTGGCAATGAGTCAAAGACTACAGATTCGCTTCAAGTTTCATTTGGTGATGCAGCTACATCGTTGAGACGTAGATTGTCAAATGTCAATGATCCGTCAGATGACTTCGATGCTGTCAACAAGCACTACATTGACACTCTTTCTGGCAATATGGCTATTGCTGTTGATGGCGTCACTATTAAAGGGTCTGGAAAAGCTAACGATCCGATACGATCTATCATCGGCACATCTGTAGGCACATTCGTACTAGCTAGATCTCCATTCAAAGTAAGAGAAGTACGAACTGAATCCGGTCAGACAATCTACACTTCGTGGCTTGGTGTAGAAAATTCATCGCAATCTCAAGGTTTCATAGACAATATTCTTACTACAGAATATGATGCTCATTATGTCTACACGATATACTTGAATACTCCTGATAATGATGCTAATCAGTTCTTGAATGCAGAATCTGATCAATGCATATGGGGCAGAATAGAGCTGACAGAAAAAGCACCTGGCTTCATAGAATATGACATCGTTCAAGATGAAGATGGAAATGAGCGACATGTCGCTAAGACAAGCTCTATTGGTGGATATTCAGGATACAAGCATTCTATAGCTCTTGGTGATGATTCGATAGCTATGAAAGAGAATGAGCTGTCAATAGGCAGAGGATTGGAATCTTATGAAGTCGACGCTACAGTTCCATTTGCTACAGCATGGACAGGTGCAGCTAATGCATCTGCAAGCACTCTTACAGTTCAGTATCAGGTGATATGATGCAGAAGACTTATACGAATCTATTCACTAATCCACTTGCTGCATCTGTAGCATCTACTGCTAATACGAAAGTATCAGATATCGATCGTGGCTATCATGTAGATACTTTAGTCACGAATACTTCATCTCCTGACAACGACATAGTTCTGAATCTTCCAAGTGCAAGCTATCATTTTCATTGCAATGTCAATATCATAAAAGTCACTACAAAACCGGATATCTATATTTGGTCAGACAGTTTTGCTATACCAAATACTTTCACTGGAGGAGAGTTCGATGTCGATTTCACTGGTGTTGTAAGCAGAATCTCAATCAAGTCTGGCAATACAGCAGGTGATGCTGTGGAGTTTACAGACATAATAGTATGCACCAAAGCAGACTGGCAAGATCTGAAATCATTATATGTGACATACATCAATGGCAATAGATATGAACTTGATAGAGCTCCTAAAGTTGCACGTAAGACTGCATAGAATAGAGGCAGATTCATGGCTGATGTAGGCGTATGGGGTGGATATGCATCTGGTGGATATAGCGCTTGGCGCGCTGGTGTGCATGCTTGGACGTTATCCGAATCTGACACTGGCATGTGGGTTAGAGTGCAAGCTTTGTGGCAGGCTTCGTACTCGTTCTCAGTGTCGTATGGCAATAGCGCTCATGTCTCATGCGATGGACAAGACACTGGAGAAGTAGGTGTCGGCTCAATACAAGTAGGCGGCAATGGTGGCACGCTTACCATGCTTTCGCATGACTTCTACATAAAGAAGACTGACAATGCTAGAAGCATAATAGTAGATGCCTTCGTAAGGATGAACGGAGGCTATGCAAATGGTGCATCTGGCAATCACGCTTCGTTTACACTTGGCCCAATAAACTACAAGGCTCCAAATCCACCTACTAATGTCCAGATCAATAGTAATGACGATTCTTCAGCTACACTTACATGGTCTAGCAATTGGGACAACAATGCTCTCAAGCCATGGAAAACCATAAGAGTAGGTTCTAGGGCTGGTTCTGATGGAAATGACTATACAGCTTGGAACAGCAGACCTGGCTATCCAGAGCAGACATTGACATGGTCTGCTACATCATACAAATTCAATGGCTTCAGAGCTAACCAGAAATCTCAGTTCACTGTATATGCCATAAATGAAGCAGGCGCTTCATCGCATATGGACACAAGAGAAGTCTATACTACACCGTATGCTCCAGCGTCTGTTTCTGCTACAAAGCTTTCATACAATTCAGTAAGAGTCTCTGTCAATCTTTCAAACACTTACTGCTATCAATGGCAATTGCAAAGACGACTAAATGGTGGAGATTGGTCGTCTATAAATGACAATATCACAGATTCATCGTATACAGATTCTAGTGCACCAGCAGGCAAAGTTCAGTATCAAGTAAGATGCTTCAGGAATACATACTCAGATGGAGGACCAGCTCTTTATTCACCATGGTCTGCAACTGAAGAGATTCAGACCATACTGCCACCAAATCCTCCAGCTAGCTTCAGCGCAGTCAAGAACAATGAAGACTCTATTGCGATATCATGGTCTTCATCTAGTTCTGATTCAGCCCCATGGAATGATGTGAGTCTGTACAGCAGAGAGTCGACAGGCAAGTCATCGTTTTCTGACTGGAATCTTATCTACTCTGCATCAGGGTCAAGCACATCATTCACAGACTCTGGTCACGAGCCAAATTCTAGATATCAGTACAAGCTGAACGTATCGAATGATGCTGGAACAAGCTCAGATGCCATATCTAGCATCATATCGAATGCTCCTGCTAAGCCGATAGCTGTCACAGCAAGCATAGATGCTAGCAAGAATGTGACTGTCTCTGCTAACATTTCGTCGTCAAATGCAAGTTTGATCAATATCGACAGAACAATAGATGGCGATAACTGGTCTAGAGTAGCTTCTAACATATCTGGCTCTTGGGTTGATACTTCTCAGCTAGTTGGAAGCATACGATATAGAGCATCATCTGTAAGACCAGTAGTAGATGACAATATGTCATCTGTCATGACTTCAGACTATACGATATCTAATATCGCAGTCACAAGCACACCTCCAGCAGCTCCAACTGTAGCAATAAGCAATAGTACTGTCAATTTTGGAGACATAGTCACGATATCATGGACACCAAACATCACAGACGGCACAAACAATGAAGTAAGCAGAATAGAAGTCACCGATGGCGGCAAAGTCTATGCATTGCAGTTCAACGAAGACTACGCATCTGTTAGCAGCTTCATGTATGCATTTCATTCTATAGGCGACAACTATGTCAGAATACAGACTAAGTCGCTTAATGACAATTTTAGCCCATGGTCATCTCCAGTCAAAGTGACAGTGAAAGCTAACAGTGAAGACCTGATCAATCTTATACCATCTCCTAAGCCTAAGACGATACAGTATCTGAAATCGCATGCTAATTCATCAGTATCAGTATCGAACAGCGTAGCAGTAATGCCAACTGACAATACTAAAAGCTTTGGATTCTCATATGGAGGAAGCCTTTCTGCTACTAATTCTGATACTATATCTCGCATAATGCCAGTCAATGCAAATGATTCTGTAAGATTGCTATGCAGCATGAAGTCTACTTCTGCATGCACAGGCACCGTATCTATTCAAACAGGAAATGATACTAATACTAATGTCATTAAGACAGACAATATCAGCTTGAATACGAACTGGAAGCTTGTAGATCTTTCTGGAAATGCAGCTAATGATGGATGGGCGAAGATAGACTTCAATTTCTTGCAAAGCGATCAATCAACAAGCTGCATGGTATACGTAAAAGACCTGTTTCTGTCTTCTAGCACTAGAGTTTCAAAAGCTCTCAATAGCAGCATAACAAGTTTCGATGGAGATACTGTAGAATATGCATTCTTGCAGCAGAATCTTTATACTTTGACAGATGAAGATGTATCGGATAAAGACTATATCAAAGTCAGTATTGATGATACTGGACATCTTCATGCAGATATTACAGGATATGATAATTATGAACTTTATACGAATATGAACTACAATGACTATGACTTTGGTAAGTTGATCATTAAAGACAAGGAAGAATAATGGCTATTGCATATACTGGTTCTAGATACATTCCAATTTTTGGTCGTGCTGGTGAAGACACTGTAGAATGGGATAACAGCAAAGACTATGAAGCTTTGACAATTGTCACTAAAGATAATGCGACGTATACTTCTAGGCAAGATGTTCCTGCTGGAATTGACATATCTAATGCTACCTATTGGGCTAAAATGGGCGATTATACAGTCGATATGAGCAAAATCGATACAGAGCTTAACAATAACGCGAACAACATTGCCACGAAAGCCGACGCGGCGGACACGACAGCAAAGCTTGCCACGAAAGCAAACAGCGCCGACGTATACACCAAAACCGCAACAGATGCGGCCATCAGAAACGCAGTTAAGCCGAAGGCAAACAGCGCCGACGTATACACCAAAACCGCAACAGATGCGGCCATCAGTAACGCAGTTAAGCCGAAGGCAAACAGCGCCGACGTATATACTCAGTCGGAAATTGATACGAAACTTTCTACCAAACTCGACACCGATTTACGCACAGAAATCGTATGGATAGGCGACAGCTTCAGCGCTGGATATCAGCCGAGCGGCATCTTACCGCAGTCGCAGCGTATTCCCTACATCTGTGCAAGTGACATCGGTTTGAATCCGCACGTCTACGCCAATAGCGCGAGCGGTTTCACGAAAACCGGAGACGGTGGGCTAACCATCAACGATATGGCTAACCAAGCTATCAAACTGGACGCCAATACGCGAGCTAAAACCAAGTACGTTATCGTGTATGCGGGGTTCAATGACACGGCAGACAACAACACCCCCATCTCGGGTGTTGGCAATTCCTTCGATGTCACTATGGCGGCGCTAGTCAATAATTTCCCTAACGCGGAAATTCACTACGCTTTCAATTGCGGGGCAAACGGTTTGACTACAGGGCAGGGCAAGACACGTCAGATACTCGGGGCGCAAGCTATGGCAAACTCCCGTATTCGATTCAACGAAGACATCACGTGGTCGTTGCTTGCGCGGGCGGAAATGGCATATAACGGCAATGACCCTCACCCAAATCCAACTGGGCAGATTTTTCTAGGCAACAATTGGGCCAACATCCTACTTGGCGGATCAGCCGTAAACTACTATTCGTCACAGACGCCTATGGGCGGCGGTCTTAGCGGCAATATTAGCTTTACCGCCGCTGGGCCTAATCTCTCACTCTCCGGCAAGGGTTCCGGTACGCCGCAAGGCGGGAGTGCGACTATTGCTAACCTACCAAATGTCTTTGACCTCGGGGACAATTTTCTGTACGCACTCGGCAACTCGGGCGGACAAATAGCGTTCTGGCATCTCGCGGGAGGAAACCTTCAGCATGTTGGCATCGTAGGCACCGGCAACGCGGGCGGCGGAAACTGGTGGCTACCGCCTGTTACGTTTGCTACCGGCAACCGCGTCTAACGCCGATACCTCATAGTATGTATCATAACCCCAGTATAGTCATAGTGCCATACTGGGGTTATGTCTAATCAATCCATGTATGCCATGTACGTCATAGGCGCTGTCGAATCTAATCATAATTGGAGCGCTGTTAATCCTAGCGACCCGATTACGCTCGGCATGATGCAATGGTATGGTACCCGCGCCTATAAACTGTTAGTGCGCGGCAAGACTGCGGACGCGGACGGCTGGAATGCGTTTGCGTCCGCTGCACCCGAACTGGCGGCGCATGTTGATAACAATAATGTTGCTTGGAATGGTTATTATGTGAGCGATGCTGACGCGAACGCATGGGCGGCATGGGCGAAACGTGACGAAAACCATCAATTCCAGCAGGTCACATGAGACAGAGACTATAATAACTATTCAAACGTTTGCAATCAGAACGGCATACCGGAAATCAATAATAAGACATGTTAGTCTAATTGCAATTAGCATAATAAAAACGATATAAGTCATAGATATACAATCTTGTATGACATATGATATTACTAACAAACTAAATAGATAGAATGCATTTGAGGAATTTTATAATATTCAGATTGAATATGCTATCATTGATAGCATGCAATTATCATATCAAAAGTCATGTTCTATCTTATAATCGCATAGTTCTTCATCATAACTATTATATATCTTAGTAATGTATGAATTCTGTTCAAAAGCATAATTATATACGTCTATCTTATAGCATCTAAGCTTATGTAATTCTATGACTCTTTGACCATTAGATAGCTCAAATACTATGCAATTGTACTTATTCACGATGTCTTCTTTCTATCATAAATGGCATAATTGTATTGTATGCTATTTTGATTAGACTGTACATTTACGACAGTATTTTTCGCTATTCTTAAGTCGATTAATATATAATAGAATTAAAAGATATACATACTGAAAGGTGAACAATGCATATCGTTCTACCGAAATCTGACAGAATCAAAGCTGTCAATTGCTCAATCAATAGCAATCTGTATCTTTTCAACGCTGTAAACAATAATGTTGTCGATTCTGATCATACGCTTGATGTGTCTTATGACAGCAACTTTTCAGATACTTTCACAAATTCATCTGGCAATAAGCAAGTCAATGTCATAGTAGAAATACCTCCACGAATCTCATTAGATACGCCAAATGGAGTCTCATCTGGCGATGATCTTTATGTAGTCTTGACAGCAGCTTGCCCTAAAGACCAAAATGACAAAGTGATGAATCTTTATGCAGGCATACGAAATCCTAGTGTTTCAAATTATGCAGCTTTTGCACATTCTGATGCTAACAGTACTGACTATGATTCATGGTTCTGCATATTGAAGGCTAAAGCTGAAGCTTTCACGATATCGATAGCTGTAGATTCTGGCAATGCATTCACTAATACTGTTTCATTGTCTTCACTTGGCATCTATTCAGAAGACTCTTGGAATAGAATGCAACAAGCAGCTCTACTTCAGATGTATCAAAGACATGTCAATGATGCTATTGATCCTGAAGTTAGATATGTCGATTCAAGTCTGCAAAGAGAGATAACTCATGTTGCAGATCCAACTAGAGATGATTCTGCTGTCAATAAGAAGTACGTAGATAAATTGTACGATACTTTATATGCTTTAATCAATAAGTAAAAAGCAGTATTTCGTTCATCAGTTGATATGAATAAAATAGTTTGTAGCTACATAGAAAGCAGATAATAATAACAATAGATAAGCTTAAGAACAAAGACTCAGTAACGAATCTTTTGTCAATGTCTGTAGCAAGGATTTCAGATTTTGCTGTTTTCAATTATAGTGGCGGTGCAAAACCTGTAGCTTCAGACTGGAATGCGCTTCAATACACTAACAATCAATACTTTGATGGCAGTACTGATCTGTTGTCAAACAATTAGAACACAAAACTAAGTAGAAAGTATGAATATGGACATTCAAATCATTCAGTCAGCATCGACAGTGCTACTGGTCTTGGTCATACCATTTGCAATCCAAGCAATAAAGACTAAAGCTATGTCGGCAAATGCATCAAGAGTTGTAGCATTGGTATTGTCTCTTGTAGCTGGAGCTATAGGCGGATTCATCAACGGCATTCCTGAAACTCCAGCATTGTGGGTTACAGTTATATTCGCTATTGTTGGTGGCATTCAGACAGCATACGCTGCTTTCAAGGCTGTCGGCATTACTAACAAGTGGCTTGATGCATTGCTTGAGATTGGCAATGTATCAGCTGCAGAACCAGCAAAAGCAGTAGAGCCAGCAGCACCTGCTGAAACAGCTGCAGCTTCACCAATTCCTACAGATCATGCTGAATAGGATATAGCAAGTCAACTCTCTATATCACAAGATTAACGACGTTTATCTCTAGTAACATATAGTATTAAGTATATATAATTAATAATACTTGAAATTCTAGGTCACTAGAGATAAACGTCATCATTTCAAACAAAAAAAGGAGATTCTAATGCTTAGAATCGTAGACATAAGCAATTTCAAGGCAGATGTCAATCCAGCAGCTCTTGATTGCGATGGCTTAGTAGTCCAGTGCACTTGGGGTGCAGGAGAGCTGACTGTCAATGGCATAGTCAACTCTGTATGGCAAGTAGCAGATTCCAAGATACAGTCTGCTGCTGGATCAGGCAAAGCTGTAGGGTACATGCACTACATCAGAGGCGTTGGTGCTGAAGCAGAAGCTCAGTTCTTTGCCAAGTCTACTGAAGGCTACCTTCACAAGTTCGTTCCATCTGTAGACTGGGAGGGTGGAGACAATGCAGCTTGGGGCAATCCAGGCTATCTAGACAGATGGCTTGCAGAATACATACGCATAACTAATGTGCATCCTGTAGTATATCGTCAGCGTTCAGTTGCAGGCTCTGTAGACCCTATAGCTGCAAAGTACAATTGCATGGTATGGGATGCGATGTATGCAGACATGAACCCCACAGGCTGGCAGACTGATCCATGGGACATGGCTGGATATGCTATGCGCCAGTTCACTTCATCTGGAACTATCGGCGGCTATAACGGCAGACTTGATCTTAGCATCTTCGTTGGAGACAGAAACGCTTGGAACAAGATAGCTGGTGGCAATGGCTCAGCTCCTGCTCCAGCACCTACTCCTGCACCGTCTAATGCAACCACTGTAAATGTTCATTATGGACTTCATCAACTAGGTGCTGGCTGGCTTGGAGATGTAGTCAACTTCAACAATGCTAATGACAATGGCTTTGCTGGATATCCAAATCATCAACATGACATGCTTTATGCTTGGGTAGACAGAGGACGTCTTGACTACTCAGTCCATACTTTGCAAGACGGATGGCTTCCATCGGTCATGTATGGTGATCCAAGAGACACTGTCAACAAATGCGCTGGAGTATTCGGTCATGCTATAGATGGAGTCAAGTTCTACTACACGACTCCGAATGGTGAGAATCTGAAGCAAGCATGGTACAGATCTCAGACGACCCAGAGAGCAGGATGGCTTGGGACTTGCTGCGATGATGGAAAGTCTGTGCCTGGCTTCGATGGCTTTGCCGGTGTGCTTGGTGAGCCTCTTGACAGACTTCAGCTAGCTATAGCAAGCAGCAATCCCTTCTAGTCATGTATCAAAGCTTGCAATAGCAAGTATGCAGTTTCATATGGTTGGCATGCTTATGCAGGTGCCAACCTGTGAAATGCTGATAAGATGTTATAATATAATTATATGGATCGGAAACAAAGCATTCTGATTCTTTTACCGAAAAGAGCTTCATGGAAACAGATACTGATAGCATAGACAAGTCAGATGTCTTAGATGACACTGATGACGTGACTGCTGAAGAAGACTCCGGCAAAGACAACGATTTCGTAGAGTCAGATTCTAACGAAGCTATAGAAGATGAAAGCTCTGCAAGCGATGAAGATGATGAAGATAACGAAGACATTGCAAAAGCAATATCTGACGGATTCGACAAAGTCTTGAAAGCTATCAATAGTGAAACCAAATCATGTGAGACAGGAAAGGGCCGATACATGAAAAGAAATGCAAGCAAGAGAGTTGCTGACGAAGCTACTGCTCCAAAATCAGCTGATGAGATTCTAGACGATGTCAAAGACAATGGCGTAGACTATGAGAATGTCATTGACGATCTTTCAGGCGCAAAGGATCCTGATCAGCCTGTAGGCGACAATGAAGATGGCGGCTCAGCAGAGCCTGACTATCCAGTCGATTCTGAGACTGATGCTCCGAAGACACCTAAGCCAGACAAGCCTTCTGAAGATACAGCTAGCACTGCATCTGTAATGCGTCTTGTCGATTCCTACATCAAGGCTGGAGTCATTGCTGAAGCTAATCGTTTTGATGCTATCGAAAGAATGGCCTCGATGACTAAGGCTTCTGTCAAGAATCAGCTTGTTGCTGTCAAAGCAGTCTCCAAAGCTTCTGCTAAGAGGCTTGCAGCTGTCAAGGCTTCTGCAAAGAAAACAGCGGATCTCGACTGGGATTACAGTAATGACAATGGCGTAGACACTTATATGGCATACGATTCAGATGGCACTTTCATCGGAATAATCACTGAAGGCATGTACGATCAAGACGGTAAATGGCTAGCTACCTTCACTATTCCAGATCATGACCCTGCTACTAAGTCTTTTGATACTCTAGATGAAGCTAAGCAATATCTGTCTGCAGATCAACCTGCTCTATTTGCTTCTAAGCATGAGCGCAAGGCTTCTGCTAAGAGACTTGTAGCTGCAAAAGCTTCTGCAAAGAAAGCCGATCTGTCTATGACTTCTGATGAAGATGGCACTCATGTCACTATAGATGGCGAGACTACTGATTTTGACAATACTGCTGACGCATTGAAGTTCATTTCAGAAAAGACTGGCAAGCCTGAAGATGATGATAAAGATGATACAACTGCGTCTTTGAATGCTAAGCGTATTGCTGCTCTGAAAGCTGCTAAGCGAATCGCAGCAAATCACAATAGAATTGCTAAAGCTAAGACTGCTGCTTTCGAAGCAAGAAAAGAAGCTCGCAAGCCATTGAAGCTAGCTTCTGCTACTCCGTCATTCGATTCTTCTATCGACATGGCACTAATCTGATAACCGACAACGATCAAAAAGAAAGACTTAACAGATGATCACAGTCAATACTGTAAAAGATGCATTTCTTCATAGAACTGCTAAGGTAGAGTACAGCAATGAAGTTCAGTTCGCTGGCACTCTAAAGACTCCTAACGACAAAGAGATTCTTCCTGGAATGGTCATGAAGCATCTCGGCAATAACGTTGTCGATCTTTATGACGGCACAGGCACGCCTTTCGGTCTAGCTTCTGTCTTCTATGCAAGAACATTTGGCAATGGTGGCGTCAACCAGCTTGGTCCGAACAACGAGTTCACTGTAATTGTTGGTGGAAACAATACTACAGTTCGCATTTCTAAAGAAGCAATTGCTACAGATGCTGCTTTTGCTTTCCCAGGAACTGGTGTAGCAGTCCCAGTCAATGCTGGTGCAGATGGAAAGCTTACTTCCAAAGCTGGTGCTAGAGTTGGCAATCTACTAGAACTTGATGATGACTCTATCGTCATTCAGCTTCTAGATCCGTCAGTCATCGCTAACGCTTGATTTTAAGAAAGGCTTATGTCAAAAATCATGACTAATACAGAACACAAGGCTAGACTAGCCAAAGAATATGCTGAGCAAGCACAGAAGAGAATTGCTGCAAAGCAAACTCTAACTAAAGACCAGAAGAGAGCTAAGCTAGCTCAGATCTTCCGTGAAGGCGGATCTGCTAAGCTTGCTCAAGCTATGGTTGGCCCGATTTCAATTCGTGTCAACTATGAAGGCATTGCTCGTCAGGCACTAGTAGAAGACATGGTGCCGCAGGGAACTATTCGTGCTTATCCCGTTCTTGATGAGCTTCCTGCAGCTTATGCTCTCAACTCCAATGATGGTGAAGTAAGAGTCAGCAGAATTGAAGGCAAGCAGGTCATTCCGCAGTACGGCAGAATTGCTGCAGAGTACGAGATCTCAAGAACTGATATCGAGCTTCTTGCTGCTTCTCCTATCGATTATGCAGAGAACATGACTGTCCAGCAGATTGCAAAGCAGGAAGATGCTTTGCTTTATGATGGTCTCGATCTTGCTGTCGATGCTTGGAAAGAATTGCATCCAGGCAATACAGACAATGATGTGACTCTGTCTTCGAACACATTCACTCTTGATTCATTCCTAGATGCGCAAGCTCATATCTTGGATCAGCAGGTCAATGTAAAGAACATCATCACCTCTCCTGGTGCAGCTCTTGACATGTACCGCTGGGATCTGACTGTTGCAGGCGTATCCTTCAAGGATGACTACTTCGCTGGATACAAGAGAACCACTTTCGGTGACTTCAATGTCCTTCAGGCTATCACTGTTCCTAAGAATACTGTATACGTTACTGCTCCATCAGACATGCTTGGAATTTTCTCGACTCGATATGGGCTGGAATCGACTAACGATCCTACAAGTGTAAGCAACTTTATGATACGAAATATTTTCGACGAGCTCGTGTCGGTTTGCATTCTTAACGCGCTCGCCGTTGTAAAGATCAAGAAGACTGCTTGATCTTAGCCCTCTAGCTTCAAAAAGTCCTGAGCATGACTTAAAACTGCTCTTTTTCTATATTCATTTGTAGATTGTCTTTTCAGTATATCACCAGATTAACTACGTTGTTATCTAGTGACTTCTTAGTATAAGTCTTATAAATTATATATACATGAAATTCTAGATCAACACAGGACAACGTCGTTAATGTTAAGTATCTAGTAGTAAACATGCCCAGTATTTTACTTTTGTACAATATTGTTATATAATATAAATATGGCATATGAAATGAAAACATGCAAAAAATGTGGAAAGCAATTCAAAGTAGGAGTAGTAGACGGTCTTTGCAGACATTGCAGAACAAAGACTTTCATTTGCAAGACTTGTGGCAAAGAATACTTAAGCATTAAAGAATTGCCTGAATGTAAGGAGTGCCAAGATTCTCATTTCGAATGGAAATGCGATATATGCGGCAAGATATACAAGACTAAGAAAAGCTTAGCTAATCATAAGAAATATCATGATGTCAGCTTTAGAGACAAAATGTCAGAAAAAATGAAAGGTAGAATTTTTTCTGATGAAACTAAAGCAAAGATGTCTGCAACTAGAACTGGAAAGAAAGATTCTGAAAAGACTAGAGCTATCAAATCTGAAGTCATGAAGAAAAGATGGGACTCTCCAGGGTATCGTGAAGCGTATCATAAGAACAATGTTGGCAGAATAGAATCTGAAGAGCAGAAAGCGAAACTGTCTAGAAAAGCTTATGAACGATGGTCGAATCCAGAATTCAAAGCTAGAATGACTAAGATAATTAGAAATACTACACCAGAAGTCATGAAAAGACCTGAAGTCAGGAAAGCTATTTCTAATGGTAGAAAAGCTTATTTTGCTAAGCCTGGATCTCTTGAAAAACACGGCCTCATAACTAAGAAATATATGAGCAGGCCAGAAGTTAGAGCTAAACTGTCAGCATCGATATCAAAAGCTATGAACATGCCTGAACACAAAGCTAAAATGAAAGCTATTAGAGATAGCCCTGAATTTAAAAAGAAGACAAGAATAACAAGAATGAGAAACATTGGATGGTCAGAAGATCAGATCAGGTTCTTTGAAGATGATGAATATGCAAAGAAAACGATAGAAGATTCAAAGTCTAATACGTACTATTCATTTATGAAAGACTTAGGATTGTATTCTCAGAAAGTTGGTAGACGTATACGTGAATTAGATTTGCAAGACAAGTTTCTTGGGAATAATAGGATTCAGCATTCTCAAGGAGAGTTGGAGCTTCTAGATTTTATCAAAACTTTTGATGAAGATGCATGCTGCGATAGAAAAGCTCTTAAAGGGAAAGAGCTAGATGTCTATTCAAAAAAGAACAAGCTTGCTTTCGAATTTGATGGACTGTACTGGCATTCTGAACAGCGTGTTGGAAAAACTGCAGCATTGCAAAAGACTGAAAGTTGCAATAGCATAGGAATTCGACTTGTCCATATATACGAAAATGAATGGTGGCATAAGCAAGAAATTGTGAAGTCTATGATAAGGTCTTCATTTGGAAAAGACAGAAGAATATTTGCAAGAAAATGCGAAGTAGTTGAAGTATCTTCTAGCGAATCTAAAAAATTCTTAGATTCTAATCATCTTCAAGGAAATGTCAATAGCAAGTATAGACTTGGATTGTATTTCAATGGAGAGCTTGTTGCAGCCATGACATTTGGAAAGCCAAGATTCAGCAATTTTGATGGAATAGAGCTACTGCGTTTTGCAAACAAGATGGGTGTCAATGTTGTTGGTGGCGAATCTAGACTATTCAAGAACGCTATAAGAATCTGGGGATTCGACAAAGTCATATCTTATTGTGACAGATCGAAGTTCACTGGCAACGGCTATACAAAGATTGGAATGAAATTTGAAAGATATACTGATCCTTCATATATTTGGACAAATGGAATAGATATACGATCAAGATATAGCGTTCTGACAAAAGATGAGTATGAAAGCATGTCTAAAGCTGGTTATTGGAGAGTATTCAATTGCGGAACGTCTGTATTCACTTGGCAATTATAGTCTGATTATTGTTTAGCCTATTCAGCAAATTTTCTTGCATATGATATAATCATATATATAGGATACAAACTACAAGGAGACATCATAATGTCAAAGCCATTATTTCCTACAGCAAACCGTGGCAGCTTTGAGAATAAGCTTGATGAAAAGTTTAGTGAACTTGAAGCTGGCGGTTCAGCAGATTTGACAGATTATGCAAAAAAGACAGAAGTAACTGGTAATATCGACTTCACAAAGTTGACACCAGCTCAGATAGCAGCTTTGAAAGCAGCTATGCTTGATACTCTATGACTACTATACAATTAGATGAATATTCTATAGACATTGACTCGTCAGAATCATTTGCATACAATTTCGCAATAAGCGGCGACGACTTCATCAATCTCAATGGCATTGGCTATTGCAAGACTCAGCGTCAGCAAGCTTACAAGAATCATTTGATGAATGTAGCTAGAGACAATCTCAGAGAGATGGGTGCAAAAGCTGCTGAGAGCAACTTGCCATCAGAACCCATTTCTAAAGCTTTTATAGAAGTCGAATGTCTTAACAAGACTAACAGAAAATTTGATGCACCAAACTTTGCAGTCACATTCAAGCATATAGAAGATGCTCTTGTATCAGCAGGTGTTCTTGTAGATGACAACAACAATGTCGTAAAAGGCACTTTGTTCAAAGAGCTGAATGAAGACAGAAACAGAGATGCTTATCAGATTCGAATAACAGTGCATAAGCTAAACTAGAAGGCAAGCATTCAGATGCCACAGACAGAATTCTTTGGAAAGACTTACTCTGTAAGCGATGACTACATACTAGTGAAGACTGTTGCTGTAAGAGAAGAACTGAACAGAAACTTCGACTACTTTCCAAGAGAAGAGCTAGAGAAGTCTTGGAAGCAGTATGGAGAAGTCGATCTAGTATTCGTCGACCACGTCTACAAGAAAAGCACTGACAGCAATGACTACGAAGATGGCATAGACAGATCTAGGACACGTGGTTTCGTAGTAGCTTCAGGCATCAAAGATGATGATTCTGGAAGAGCATGCATTCATTTGCTTATAGCTGTTGACAAGTCGTATGCATATCTGGTCAGATCTATAGAAGGCGGCGATATAGGAACAGTATCTATGGGCTGCTATTCAGATCTTTACTGCTCTATATGCGGAGAGCTGTTCTCAGAATTGAATCCTTGTCCTCATTGTCCTGCATTGATAGGGACAAGATTCGAAGGCAAGCTAGTATTCGATATCTTACGAAATATCAGTTTTTATGAAATTTCACTTCTCGAAGAAATCCAAGCTGGCATTGCCTCAATCTTTTATGAAGTGATAGCGTAGAGCATGTATACTTTGAAGCTTAAGAACGGCGATCTAGATCTGTCTGACAGACGTGGTGTAGCTATAACAGGAAAAGCTAAGCTTGTACAGCAGTTGTCATTGTGGATAACTGAGCACTATGGCATAGACAGATTCCATGAAGGATATGGCTGCAAGCTTCAAGACATGGTTGGCGGACCTCATACAGACTTGTTCTTGCGAACAGTAGAGAATGAGATAAGAAAGACTATCGAGACATACATGCAAATACAAGCTCAAGGATTCGAGAAAGATCCGAGGCTTTATTCTAGAGATGAGATAGTCTATCAGATTCTAGCAGTCAATGCTTCATTTGCAGATGCATCATCGATACAAGTGTCGATATATGTTAGGACATTAGCTGGAACAGATGTGACTGTGTCTACGGAGGTCGATGCATGAGCGTAGTAAGGATAGTTCAGCCACATACTTCTGACAAAGTAGCTAGGCAAGTAGAAGATGCTACTCATATAGCAGGCGAAAGAGTGCTTCTTGTCAGAATGTACACTGCTCACAGACACCCTGATGGCTGGCCTCATTGCGATCA